TTTTAATTGCTTTGTATCTTGTGTAATTACCTTTCAGGGCGTAGCAGGCACTGCATACTGAGTTCTTAACCTTCCGGAGCTTCGAGCCCGTTTTGCATTCCCAGGCTGGCAAGCTGTAACTCAGGCCAGGCATCTTGCTGGTACGTGTTAATGAGTCTGTTATTTTTTTTGCTTCTGTTACTTTCATAATTTCTCCTTTATTATCCTATACCATACAGCTTGCGGCTTGTCAAGCTTGCGGCTTGCGGCTCGCTGCTTGAAGCTTGTCACCATGATATTTTTTATACCATTCTTTGTAAATGGCGTTCTGAACCTCTTCCGAGGTCATCTGCCATTCTGCAGCCAGCTTGTCATATATTTCATTTAACATTTTTTTCTCCTTTCAATTCATATACCAGCTGCGCCATCCTGATCAGGGAACGCCGGCGCCACTGGTCCTAGTACTTCGTTGCTACCTTGCGGTCACTGCTTACGTACAGGGAAATGCCAGGGGCAGATTTGGACGCCTTCTCTAGGTTCAAATTATTATTAGCAGGACCTACAAGAGCCGTTCGATGTTGCAACATCGCTTCTTATCTTGCTTTCCTTTATAGCAAGGTCCAGCAAATAATGATCAGTCACTATGCTACGCGGGGTCCGGATCTCCATTATTACCGGTCTTAGAAGAGGCCACCTCCGAAGACTCAACCCGTGTTCTAGTGTTTATTCTCACAGTCAACAATGACTGATCCCAGATCCAATTGCCAACTAGCAATGCTAGGCGGTATTCGGGTACCATGCTCCCCTAGACAATTGGATCAGGGATCAGCACCCCAACGAAGACGGCTTAGCTAAAGCGGTGTGACGTGGGGTCTGCCCAATTAATTAATTATTATCCTATATAATAGTTGACAATCCTATTGTCAAGGTATAAAACAAATAAAAATAAATTAATTAACAGAAAGGACACAATGTCTAAAATAAGAATGAATACAGAGTTAAGAAACAAACTCTTTAACAAAATAAAAAATGTTTTTGAGAATGAAGATACTCAAGAACGAGAGGCATACTTACAGGCAAGAGAAGAAGTTGATCTTGAATATAGTGTTGCACATAATCTTGCAAAGAGAGTTGTATCAAGATCATATCCACCAGAAGATGTTGCAACTCTTAGAACTTTTAAAAAGAAATATGGCAACCCTTGTGATGTTGTTGCAAAAGATAAATGTTTTTATTTTGCACACTCGGAAGATAAAGACGAGGACGGCGACATTACAGAAACTAAATCACACTTTGATTTTGGTTTGTTTGGTAATCTAAATGGTAGTGAGTATAGTAGTGATGACGGAAGAAAATTTGCGTTTGCATATTACCGAGAAGATTTAAAAGCTATGGATTGCAACGCAGATATCTACGCACAACAATCCGAGAACAAAGACAACCCACACAAAACAAAACATGTGGACGCATGTGTTAAAGCATTAGGTGGTAGTGGTAATAGTTATCATAGTAGTAGTGATGAAGTTGGTATGGCTAAAACTTTTAATGACCAATACTATCTTGATGTAATTGGAACATCTTATTGTAGATCAAGAGCAATAGCTTGTACCAAAGATGAGTATTCAATGTTTGAAAGGTGGCGAATTGCAAAAGGTAATTTGGTATCAAAACACCAAACATGGATTGATACAATTCAAAAACAATGCGATCAATTAAAAATTGGATTAAAAGCATATCGTTATTTAAGTGAGGGTATAGAACTTGCAACTGAACTTGGTATAGAACTTGATGAGGCAGAGTTAATAAGAACTAACTCAACAGGATTGACTATCTACAATCCAAGCAATCTTGCAAGTATGATTAAGGGTATGAAGAACAAACATCAATCAAGAGAGGCGAAAATATTGGCAAGAAAACAATATGAAGAAAGTATAAATTAATGTTTGACAAGGGCTATCCTATAATATAGGATAGTCCTATTAATTAGAAAGGTATAAAACATGATAAAAGATAAAACATTTAGAATAACATTCTATTCAAACAAAGATCAAAAGCATATCACAAGACGAGGTAAGCATGATGACAAGTCAAGATTTTGGACAAGTAAAGTTGGCGAAGCTTTATATACTTACTTTGACTTAGACCAAGAGGGATATAGAACTGCCAAGAAATCTTGGACTGTGAGGTACTAATGCCAAATAAAAACTTTTGCCAAGGACCGAATTGTCATGAACAAGTTACACAAGATAGATTTTTAAAATCAAGAGGTGTGATTAGAGGGCGCTATGCATATGCAACAGTGGACAGAACACCTAATCAATATGGTTGGACACCCTCAGACGCAGATAGATTTTTCTGTGGTCAACGATGTAAAATGCAATGGCTAGAACTTAACATGGATAATGTTGAACAAGGCAGACCGATTGAGTTTATCAGACACAGACGTGAAACAGGTGGTTATGAAAAAGTAAAAGAAACAAATGAGTATAGTTGGGGAAATAGAGAATATACTGTAATTAAAAGGGTTGACAATAGGACCGAAATAGACTAGGATAATCCTATATAACAGAAAGGTATAATATGACAAAAACAATTAAAGCAGAATACTTACCAGGTGGCGCAAAGCGACAAGAGATGTTGGACAAAGTTCCAGATTATCTGAGAACACCAGGAATACAATCAGACAAACATATGTTTTGTTTGGAAGTATTAAAGTTAACTGAGACTGAATACCTGGAAGCTTTGAACAAAGCAACCAACGGTGGAGTAGTGAGGTCAGCATGGAACTAAAACGAACAGAAGAACGTAAGAATAGAATGAATGGTGAGTCTATTATGTTAACTAAAGAAGAGGCAAGAAGACATGACAACATATTCATTAACGAACTAGCCGCAACACTAGAAGATAAGGCGGCAGGCATTGACGGAACGTCTAAGAAATGGGACAACGTACGTGCAGATTTAAATTGGTTTCGCAAGAACAATGCGGAAGCATACATGGTTCTACTAGACTAGAACCAACCTTTCTTGCCCTGGTATCTTGATAGAGGTACCAGGGCCCTTGCTAATTTTAAAATTTTTAAATAATTGTTTTTTTATAGCCAGACAAAGGGGTCCCAGACTATACCCTTTATGCCGTGTTTCTTACATTTACACCCTGAAAATACTTTTTTACTTTTTGAAAAAATTCTGTAAAAATTTTATAGGAAATTTTTTTTAAATGAACTTAGATAAAGATAAACTAAAGAACTTCGATAAACTGCCTGCAGATATAAGAAGAGAATTCTCATTGCTTGCTAACCAGTATGGAGAAAAGAAAAAGACTGCTAGCATACAAAATAACTTTATGGATTTTGTAAAGCATGTTTGGCCAGATTTTATTGAAGGAGATCACCATAAAAGAATCGCTGACAAGTTTGATAGACTTGCCAGAGGTGAAATAAAAAGATTAATTATAAACATGCCGCCAAGGCATACTAAATCAGAATTTGGTTCTTATCTTTTACCTGCTTGGATGGTTGGTAGAAATCCTAAATTAAAAATTATTCAATCTACTAACACAACTGAATTATCTGTAAGGTTTGGTCGTAAAGCCAAATCACTTATGGATTCACCAGAATACAAACAAGTTTTTAAAACTAGACTTAATCCAGATTCTCAGGCAGCTGGTAAATGGGAAACAGAACAGGGCGGAGAATATTACGCCGCCGGTGTTGGCTCTGCAATTACTGGTCGTGGTGCTGATTTATTAATTATTGATGACCCACACACTGAACAAGATGCTATGAATAATCAAGCTCTTGAAAGAACTTACGAGTGGTATACATCAGGACCTAGACAGCGTCTTCAACCTGGTGGATCGATTGTTGTTATTATGACAAGATGGAATGAAAAAGATTTAACAGGTAGATTGTTGAATGCACAAAAAGGAGTTAAAGCTGATCAGTGGGAAGTTATAGAGTTCCCTGCAATCCTGCCATCAGGTAAACCTGTTTGGCCAGAGTATTGGAAGTTAGAAGATTTAGAATCTGTTAAGGCTAGTATTCCTCTGACTAAATGGAACGCACAGTACATGCAAAATCCAACTTCAGAAGAAGGTGCATTAATAAAACGTGAATGGTGGCAAGACTGGGAGCATGATGAAATGCCACCGCTTCAACACATTATACAATCTTACGATACAGCTTTTATGAAAAAAGAAACTGCCGACTATTCTGCTATAACAACCTGGGGCGTGTTTCAAGAAACAGAAGATTCTCCGCCAAGTTTAATATTAGTTGATTCATTAAAAGGCAGGTATGAATTTCCTGAGTTGCGTAGAATCGCGTTAGAACAATACGGCTACTGGAATCCGGAAACAGTTATAATCGAGAGTAAGGCATCAGGGCTTCCATTAACTTATGAGTTGCGTAAAATGGGGATACCTGTTATAAATTTCTCACCATCTCGTGGCAACGATAAGCACACGAGGGTAAACGCAGTATCTCCGCTCTTTGAGTCGGGACTGATATGGGCGCCCAAAGAAATGGACTTTGCGCAAGAAGTCATTGAGGAATGTGCAGCTTTTCCTTATGGAGACCATGATGATCTAGTGGACTCTATGACCCAAGCTGTTATGAGATTTAGACAGGGAGGTTTAATTAACCACCCTGAAGATTATGAGGAGGATAAAATGCCTCCGCAACAAAGGACGTATTATTAATTATGGGACCGTATAAAACAATACAAGCAGCTTTCAACGCTCTTTTAAAAGGTTTCAAAAAACAGACTAAAAGAGATCCTAATCCTATCGAAGAAGAAATGATAATGGAAGAGGCTAAGAAAAAAATTACAGCACAAGGTGAAAACATTTCAACACTTGATACTGGAATCATGACTCAGGCATCAGGCACCAAGAAACCTATTGATATACCAGTTAAAAAAACAGAACCAGATTTAGATAGACCATTTGTAACTGAAGAAGAAATGTCTGCATTTACACTGGATGACAATGCAAAAAAATTAAATAGAGCCAAGGGCATGATTGATGAACTAGGCGCTAAAAATACAAGACAAAAATTATTTGTTGCAGATTTAGTTGAAGACGTTGGACAAGGTATTTATGAAAATGTTGATATGGGTGCCGTTATTAGATCTAATATGTTTGATGATTTAATTGAACAAGGTGTTAATGAAGATGTGTTAATGAAGGTAATGTATTCAGGAACAAAGTCAGATGACTTTGCAACTACTATGGCAAAAATAAAATCAAATGCTCAAGACGAAGGTATTGATATTAATGATACCGTAGACTTTTATGAAAGATCTTTTTTCCAAGTGAATAGACCTAACAAAGCTGATGGTGGTATAATGAGAACAGGTTTTGGTTTAGGAACACCTAAAAAACTTTTTAAACTTTTTCAGAATTTAAAAAAATCAAAAAAATTAAATGATGATGAATATGCAGATTTCTTAGATGAAATAGGTGGTGCTGATCAATTAGAAGCTTATGAATTTGATGGCACTGTTGGAGATGCTCAAAGAATTATAAAAGAACAAAAACAATATATGAAAGACATGGAACTACAATATAAAAAAGGTAATCTAGATCCAGAACCAGGTGACAAATCTCCAGCTAGAAAAAAATTTTTAGAAAAAAAATTAGAAGAAATGGAAATGTCTGGTGACAAAAAAATAATGACAGTAGATGAAATTGAAGAGCTATCTTCATTTGATTTAGGTTCAGAAATGGATGTAGCAAAAACCCTTGCTCCTAAAATGGTAGAGCGATTACAATTAAAAAAAAAATATCCAGGTATCACTGATGATCTGTTAGATAAAATATTAATCGATGATAACATGCAGAGAAAAGCAGAAGTGCTAGCAACCATTGATGAAGCATTTAAGATGATGGAAAAAGGTAAAGGCACTGATGAGATTTTAGATACTATGAAAAATGTAACTAGAACCAAACAAGCATCAGGTGGACTACCCAACATACTAGGAGTTTAATTTGAAACTCCACGACTACAGACAAACAATTGCTTACATGAAGCGTAGAGGCTTTGCTAATGGCACGCCTCCACCAAAACCAGTAGAACCTAAAAGAACTTTTAATGAGAAGATAGAAACTTTTAGTGAGGCTGCTCCTTTTGTAATGCCTAGAAGTGGTGTTGCTATTTTAAAAGGTTATCTTGATGATGCTTTAAAAGACGGAGAGATAACACAAGAAGAACACACACAAGCGTTGATGCCTTTGTTTGGTGAGACGGGCGAGATGATTACAGAACAGATTGAAAAGTCTGACAGAGATAACTTTGCAATAGGTGGTGGTGTAATTGAAGGAGAAGATTTAAGATCTAGACCAGGAGGCGGATTTGCAGGTAAATCAAAAGAAGAAATAGATGAAATAATGTCTAAAAGATTCAACGCAGCTAAAGCTAAAAAAGATGCAAACTTTAAAAAATTAATTGATGAAACTTTTAAAACAGGTAATTTTGATTTATTTAAAGCTGAAGTTACAGAATCACAAAAAAAATTTGCAGAAAAACAAGGTAAAGTTCGAAGAGGCACAGGAATAATTCCTGCTCAATATATAAATCAATTTAATAAAGCTATAGAAGCTGGAATAGATTCCCCTGAGTTTAAAGAAATTTTAAAAATTACAGGAAGATCAGAAGAAGATATTTTAAAATTAAATGAACTAAGACCTGGTGGTAAAGTTAGTGTAAAAACTAGAGCTGCAGCAGCTGCAGAATCTTTTCCAGAAGAAAGAAAAAAAACTGATGTAGAAAAATTAACAACACAAAAAAAAGCTCGACAATTAAGAGCTGAAAAACAATTACCAGGAAAAAAATATGCAAGTGAGGCAGAATTAGAAAGATTTAAGATAGTAGATAAACAAAAAAGAAAATTAAATAATTTTTTTGCAAGTAATCCTAACGCTATAAACGATACAGAGTTTGGTAAACAAATAAAAAAACTAATGGATGTTAGAATTGATCAAGATGGAAATTTTTTTCAAAAAACAAGACCTGATAGTTATTATGTAGAAAAAGCAAAGACGAAAAAAATCTTTGATATATTTGATATTAATAAAATAGAAAAAGGTCAACGTATGACTAAATTTACAAGTAATTTAAATATAATGCCCAGTCAATTTAATCAAGCTTTTATTGAAGGACAAGTAGATAGATATTTTAAACCAGGTGGAAGATTAGAAGGTCAGCTTAATAAATTAAATAGTATAGATCAGTATTTAAAAAACATTGGAGTTAAAGTTGATATAGAAGGCATTGGGAGAATAGGTGGAGGAGATAAAGTTTTTTATGAAACTGCAACAGGAAAATTTCCACATATTTATACATCTCTGAAAAATATGAAACTTCCAGATACTTTGTTAACAGATATAAATCCTGATATGAATATAGAGGGTGTAGTAAAAGGAGCAGATCAATTACCTACACCAGAAAAAACTCAAACAAAAAATATGTTTAAAGACGCAACTAAAAGATTTGCTAAAATTCCAGGACTAAACGCAAAGATACCTTTAATAACAGATTTGTTTGAGATGGCTAGAGATATCCCTGGTGATTTAAAAAGAGCAAAATATTTATCTGCAGGTTTAAAGACTTTAGGTATTGCTGCAACACCATTAGTTGCTTACGATTCTGCTAAAGCATTTGGAGAAGGTAAACCAGTAATGGAAGCTTTGGAGCAAGGTTTTATTGGAACTAATGTAATTGGTGGTATTAAAGATTATGCTAATTTATCTGATGAAGCAAAAGAAGCAAAAAATATTTTTTCACAACAAGAACGTACAAGAGAACTTAGTGATCAAGTTTTAGGAGGACCTTTAGGTTTTTATGGTGAACCTGATCAAGACGTAGCTCGTAAAAGAATGTTACAAACAAATCTTCCTAGCGAAACTTTTGATGCGGAGACATTAAATATAAAATCAGAAATGTCTGAACAAGAAGCTAAAAAAATATATGACCAAGATAGAAAAAGAGTGGCTGCAGAAAGAGCCGCTAATGAATCTACGATAGCTAATACTAGAAAAATAGCTATTACAAATTTAATGGATTTAATTAAAGGTAAAAGATTTCAAGGAGAGCCAATTCCACAGGAGTTTATGGCAACAGGTGGTAGAGTTGGTTTTGCAGATGGACCTGATGATCCATCAAAAAGAAAATTTATAAAAATAGGTGCAGGTCTTATGTCACTTCCTTTTGTTGGAAAATATTTTAAAGCTGCTGCACCAGTTGCAGAAAAAACAACTGAACTAATTAGAAGAGGTGCAGATGGTATTCCTGATTTTATAATGGACCTTATTGCTAAAGTTAAATTAAAAGCTGAAGAAAGAGGAATGAAATATTTCACTGGTAATAGATCAGATGAATTTGCAGATGTTTATCAAGCAGATAATTTTGTTGTTACACAACAAGGTAATAAAATAAATGTTAAAAAAGTAGATGACCAAGGTGAGTTTGGTTATAAAGAACATGAGATGGAATTAGACATAGACCCTGAAACCGGAGGCATGACTTATAATGAGGGAACTATAAAACCTGATGCAGAAGGTAAGCTTAAAGATATAGAAGAATTTATTGACGAAGTAGATTTGGAAGATATGAAAAAATATACCTATGACGAATAAATACCCAAAGACCTGGCTCCTGCCGCCTGAATCAGGACCCACGCCTCAAGGGTTGAATATTAACTATAATACTGTTAAGACAGTAAAACTGGAGAAAATAAAAAATGGCAGACAAAATAGACAAAGCCCTGACGCAAAGTCCAAGAGGCTCGGTAGAACTTCCTAGTCAAGAAGAGATACAAGAAACAGTAATTGAGACTCAAGAAGCAGCGGCACAGGCTCCAGGGCCTGTTGAAGTTAATGAACAAGAAGATGGATCAGTTGAAATAGACTTTGATCCAAACGCAGCATCACCAGAAGGCGGTGATGAACATTATGCAAACTTAGCAGAATTTTTACCAGATGAAGTTTTAAGTGAGATAGGATCAGATCTTTCACAAAAATATCAAGACTATCAAATGGGTAGAAAAGATTGGGAAAAATCTTACACACAAGGTTTAGATTTATTAGGTTTTAAATACGACATGAGAACAGAACCTTTTCAAGGAGCTTCAGGTGCAACTCACCCAGTTCTTGCAGAAGCTGTTACTCAGTTTCAAGCTTTAGCTTACAAAGAATTATTACCAGCAGATGGACCAGTAAGAACTCAAGTTATTGGTGCACCTAACGAAGCAAAAACACAACAAGCACAACGTGTTGAAGATTTTATGAATTACGAGCTCATGGAAAAAATGAAAGACTATGAGCCCGACTTTGATCAACTGCTCTTTTATCTTCCTCTTGCAGGGTCAGCTTTTAAAAAAGTTTACTATGATGAACTTACGCAAAAAGCTACATCAAAGTTCGTACCGGCAGATGACTTAATCGTTCCGTATACAGCTACCTCATTAGACGATGCGGAAGCGATTATTCATCGGGTAAAAGTTTCTAAAAATGATTTAAGAAAACAACAAGTCAATGGTTTCTATTTAGATATAGAATTAGGTACACCTGGAGATACAGAAGACGATGTTGAGAAAAAAGAAAGAGAGTTAGAAGGACAAAGAAAAACACAAGACGATGATGTGTATACTTTATTAGAATGTCATGTTGATTTAGACATAGAAGGTTTTGAAGACGCAGATCAAGAAGGTAATCCTTCTGGAATAAAAATTCCATACATTGTAACAATAGATAACTCTACAAGAAAAGTTTTATCAATAAGAAGAAACTATGAAATAGGTGATGCTAATAAAACTAAGATTCCCTATTTTACTCATTTTAAATTTCTTCCAGGCCTAGGCTTTTATGGCTTCGGTTTAATCCACATGATTGGCGGTTTAAGCAGAACTGCAACTGCAGCACTCCGTCAATTATTGGACGCAGGTACCTTATCTAATTTACCTGCAGGATTTAAAATGCGTGGCATTAGAATTAGAGACGATGCACAATCAATTCAACCAGGAGAATTTAGAGATGTAGATGCACCTGGTGGAAACTTAAAAGATTCGTTTATGATGTTACCTTTCAAAGAACCATCAGCTACATTATTAAACTTAATGGGTATTGTAGTTAATGCTGGTCAAAGGTTTGCATCAATTGCTGATCTACAAGTTGGAGATGGCAATCAACAAGCTGCAGTTGGAACAACAGTTGCTTTACTTGAAAGAGGAAGCAGAACAATGTCAGCTATTCACAAAAGAATTTACTCTTCGCTAAAACAAGAATTTAGATTGTTAGCAAGAGTATTCAAGTTATATCTACCACCGGAATATCCGTATGACGTAGTTGGGGGTCAAAGAATGGTTAAACAAACAGACTTTGATGATAGAGTAGATATATTGCCAGTTGCTGATCCCAACATCTTTTCTCAAACTCAGCGTATTTCCCTCGCACAAACAGAGTTGCAACTGGCACAATCAAATCCTCAGATGCATAATCTATATGCAGCTTACAGACATATGTATGAAGCTTTGGGTGTAAAAAATATTGATGAGATATTAGTTAAACCTCAACCACCTGCACCAATGGACCCTGCTTTAGAAAACATTATGGCTCTATCAGGTAAACCATTTAATGCATTTCCTGGTCAAGATCACAGAGCACATATAACTTCGCATTTAAATTTTATGGCAACTAACATGGCTCAAAATAATCCTATGATTATGGCTGCTATGGAAAAAAATATTATGGAGCACATAAGTTTGATGGCACAAGAACAGATTGAAGTAGAATTTGCAGATGAGATTCCACAAATGCAACAGATGCAAATGATGGCTCAAGCTAATCCACAGATGGCAGAGCAACTTAGACAACTAACTTTAAGAATTGAAGCTAGAAAAGCTGTCTTGATTGCTGAAATGTTGGAAGAATTCTTAAAAGAAGAGAGAGAAGTTACTTCTGGTTTTGGTAATGATCCAATTGCTAAGTTAAGAGCAAGAGAATTAGACCTTAGAGCACAAGATAACGAGCGTAAAAAGGTTGAAGGCCAAGAACGAATCAATCTTGATAAGATGAAAGCTATGATGAACCAACAAAATCAGGAAGATAAGCTTGAACAAAACGAAGATTTGGCAAAATTAAGAGCTAATACATCAATTGAGAAGACAGTATTAAGTAAATCTATTCCAAATGTAGATAAAATGATGCCAAGTATTGAAATAGAAAAATATGAAGGAGAAAACAGATGAAAAAAACAATGAAGAAAAAGAAAAAATCATTTCCTGACGTTTCTGGAGATGGAAAAATTACGAAAAAAGACATTTTAATGGCTAGAGGCGTAATTCCTAAGAAAAAAATGGCAAAAAAGAAAAAAGTAGGATAAGTTAAAATAAAATAAGGAGAAAATTATGGCTAAAAAAGAAGAATCTTTTAAAGCGTCTGAAATAGGCATTCCTTCTCAAAATCTTGAGTTGGATCCAAGATCTGTTACGACTGCAAATGGTATGCCAAGAAACTACATACCAACTGGAGACAAAACTGAGGTCAGAGGAACTAAAAGAATGCTAAAAGACAAAAAGAAAACAGCAACTTGGTACTAACATGTGGATTTCGGCACTTAAATTAGCTGTCTCTGCTGGAAGTAAAATTTATGCTAACAAGCAGAAGGCAAAAGTCGCGATGTCTGATGCTCAACTGTTGCACGCAGAACGACAAGCTCGTGGTGAGGAAGCTTACCAAGGTAAGTTGTTAGAGGCACGTCAAAACGACTACAAGGACGAGTTCGTTTTGGTAATTTTGTCGGCGCCCATAATTGTGCTTGCGTGGGGAGTCTTCTCGGAGGATCCTGGCGCTCTCGATAAAGTGAAAACTTTCTTCGAACATTTCGCGGCACTCCC